ATGCCGGATGAGCGATCAACGCAGGCCCGCCGCGTGCTGCCCGCCCGTGCCGGACTGATCTCGCGGTTGTGGCGCACGGCGGCGCGGCAGGTCAGCGAGATCGAGGCGCGGCTGAAGGCCAGCACCGGCGATGCCGTCAGCCTCGAACGCGACGCAAAGACGCTGGCGGTGCTCGCCCGTACCGTGCGCGATCTGGTGGCGCTCGATCAGGAAACGGCCAGAGGCCAAGCGGAAGCCGCGCATGATGAACCCGATTTCCCCCGCGATCTCGACGCCTTCCGAGTGGAGCTTGCGCAGAAGCTTGCTGAGCTTGGCGCACTCGAAGGGGGCGATTGAGCTTCTCGCCACGCTCTCGCCGGAGCGGCTGGATACGCTTTGCCACGACTGGCTGTTCTGGGCGCGCTCCGACCAGCTGCCGCCGGTGCAGGCATCGAACGGTCGGCCCTGGACCACCTGGCTGGTGCTGGGTGGCCGCGGCGCCGGCAAGACGCGCACCGGTGCCGAATGGGTGCGCGGGCTGGCGCTGGGCCGTGCGCCCTTCGCCGCCCGTCCGGTTTCGCCCATCGCGCTGATCGCCGAGACCTATGCCGATCTGCGCGAGGTGATGGTCGAAGGCGTCTCCGGCCTCCTGTCGGTCCATGCGAACGGCGAGCGGCCGGAATGGCAGGTCAGCCGGCGCCGGCTGGTCTGGCCCAACGGCGCGGTGGCGCAGGGCTTTTCCGCCGAGGACCCCGAAAGCCTGCGCGGGCCGCAGTTCGCCGCCGCCTGGGCTGATGAGGTCGGCAAATGGAAACAGGCGGATGCGGCTTTTGACATGTTGCAGTTCGGGCTGCGGCTCGGCGCGCATCCGCGTCAGGTGGTGACAACGACGCCGCGCTCGGTTCCGCTGCTCCGGCGGCTTGCCGCCGATCCGACGACGGCGGTGACGGTGGCCGCGACCTATCGCAATGCCGGCAATCTGGCGCCCGATTTCCTGTCGCGCATCGTCGGTCGCTATGCCGGCACCCGGTTGGGACGGCAGGAACTTGACGGGGAGTTCATCGAGGACAACCCCGATGCGCTGTTTCCGCGTGCCCTGATCGAAAAGATGCGGGTGACCAAGGCCCCCGATCTCGAACGCATCGTGGTGGCGGTGGATCCGCCGGCGGGCGGACGGCGGGCCGGCGGTTGCGGCATTGTCGCGGCGGGGCTCGCGCGCGGCGGCGATGCCTACGTGCTGGAGGATGCGACGATCGAGGGCGCCCGCCCCGACATCTGGGCCGCCCGTGCGCTCGACTGTTACCGCCGGCACGAGGCCGATGCGCTGATTGCCGAAGTCAATCAGGGCGGTGACATGGTGGCCGAGGTGCTCCGCTCGATCGATACCGGCGTGCCGGTAACCCCGGTACGTGCGACGCGCGGCAAAAGGGCCCGCGCCGAGCCGGTTGCCGCGCTCTACGCGCAGGGCAGGGTGCACCACGTCGGCGCCTTGCCCGCGCTTGAGGACGAAATGGCCGCCTTTGGCCCGGACGGGCTGTCAGGCGGGCGTTCGCCGGATCGGCTCGACGCGCTGGTCTGGGCGGTCACCGCGCTGGCGCTCGACCGAGAGGGCACACCGCGCCTGCGGCGGCTTTAGACTGAGCGCAGCGACTTTCAGGAGTAACGCGACGCCGGGCTGGTGCGGGCGCCGGCAAGGACTGCGGGCGGGCTCGTTTCAAGCGGCCTTCGTGGCCTCGGTGGTGCGCTTGGCCTTGCGCTCGGCAATCTCGCCGAGAAGCGTATCAACGCGGTCGGTAGGCATGGGCCGCGAGAACAGGTAGCCCTGGCCGCCGGCGCAGTTGTTGCTGCGCAGGAAGCTGAGCTGCTCGGAATGCTCGATGCCTTCGGCAACGCAGGCGAGATCGAGAAATTCGCACATGTTGATGATCGAGCGAACGATGTTGCCGATCTTCTCGTCGTGACAGACCTTGTCGACGAAGCTCTTGTCGATCTTGATCTTGTCGAGCGGCAGATCCTTGACATGGCTGAGCGAGGAAAAGCCGGTGCCGAAGTCATCCAGCGAGATGCGGATGCCTGCTGCCTTCAGCGCCTCGATGGTCAGGCGCGAGGCGGTGATGTTGTGCAGGATGGCGGTCTCGGTGATCTCCGCTTCGAAACGATGCGGCGGCAGGCCGGCCTTGGCCAGCATGTGGATGATCTTCAGCCCCGCATTGGGCTTGCCGACCTGATAGGCGGAGAGATTGAAAGCCAGCGTGAGATCGCTGGGCCAGCCGGCGGCGATGCGCGCCGCCTTGTAGAGCAGCTGGTCGGTCATCGCCTCGATCAGGCCGGTCTGTTCGGCAATCGGCACGAAAACCGCAGGCGAGACGGGCCCCAGTTCCGGATGGGTCCAGCGCGCCAGCGCCTCGAAGCCGGCGAGGCGGCCGCCCTTGAGATCGACGATCGGTTGGAAATGCACGGTAAGACCGTCATTGGCGATGGCCTTGCGCAGTTCCTGTTCGATGGAGGCGCGTTCCAGCGCCGCCTTTTCGAGGCTGGTGGAGAAGATGCAGTAGCCGCCGCGGCGCTCGGCCTTGGCGCGGTAGAGCGCCATGTCGGCCCGGTCGATCAGCCGCGAGGTCTCGCGCCCCGAGCCGGGGAAGGTGGCAAAGCCAATCGAGCAGGCAAGCCTGGTGGTGATGGCGCCGACCATGATCGGATCGATGAAGGAATCCGTGATGCGCTTGGCCAGCGCGGCGATGTCGATCTCGCTTTCGATATTGTCGACGATGATGGCGAATTCGTCGCCGCCGACGCGCGCCACGAGGCCCACGCCCTGCAGGGCGGCCTTCAGCCGGGCGCTCGCCTGCATCAGCACCTCGTCGCCGACCAGATGGCCATAGGCGTCGTTGATCGGTTTGAACCCGTCGAGATCGACCATTCCAACGGTGAAGCAGGACAGCGTGGTGCTGGTCTGCGCCACCCGGTCGCTGAGCAGCCGCTCGAAAGCGCGGCGGTTGGGAAGGCCGGTCAGCGTGTCGGTATAGGCCATCTCGGTCACGGCCTGGCGGGCGGCCTCGGTCTGGCGCTGACGTTCGTCGATGACCGAGCGTGAATGCAAGATCTCGGCGAAGCGGTTGTAGCTGTCGAGCAGGATGTAGATCATCATCGCCGACACCACCGAGAAGATGCCGGCAATGATCGTCATCTGCAGATCGCCGCTGGCGATAAAGGCAATGTTGAGCGGAATGGCCGAGCCGACCACCACCGTCACCGAGGCGATCGGCAGCACCGACAGACAGAAGGCCGAGGCGATGGCGGTGATCCAGATCGCCACCACGCACAGCGACTCCTGATAGGGATTGGCATAGCCCATCAACAAGACGCCGATGACCGAAAACCCGAAGGCAAACACCGGCCCCAGAATGGCGGTGCCTTTCATGTTGCGGCGGATGGCAACGATGTCGGCGGTATATTCAGTGCCGCGCTGTTTCAGCCAGAACTGGCGACGCACCAGCATGATCAGGCTGATCGCGCCGGGGATGTAGTAGGAGATCATGGGCGGCGCGCTCGACGAGAACGTCGCCATCAATGCGACCGCTGTGGCGATGCACACCGTGTAGAGGAACGGGATCGTGCGCGTCAGCGTCTTGTACTGCTCGCGTGCCAGTTCCTCGGAAACAGCATCCATCCGCAATTGCGTAATCGCATTCTTAAACTTGGAAAACATTCGCGGCTCCCCGCCCAAACCGCAGCTTTTTTAGCCGAGGGGTCTCTTCCCTTCAGTAACGCGGGTCGGGACAATTTTAATCAAACGACGCGTGAGTTCCTGCTTGCCGAACAAAACCTTAAACCGAACGCCGGAACACCGGCATTGACGGGACCTGCCCTTCACGGAGCCATCCATGAAACATCTCTTGCACCGGCTTTTCTCGAAGCCCGAGGAAGCCAAGATCTCCCGCGTCGCTCCGATGATCGCGCTCTCAAGTCTCGGCCGCCCGGTCTGGACAACGCGCGATTCGACCGAACTGACCGGTCTCGGCTACATGCGCAATGCGGTCGCCTATCGCTGCATCCGCATGATTGCGGAAGCGGCGGCGAGCCTCAAGTTCGACGCCTTTGCCGGGTCGGAGGAGCGCGTCGGCCATCCTCTGCTGGAGCTGCTGAACGCCCCCAATGCGCGCCAGACCGGCGGCGACCTGTTCGAAGCGCTGTTCGTCAACCTGCTCTGTTTCGGCAATGCTTATCTCGAAGTGGTGGCCGATGGGTCCACCCCCCGCGAGATCCACTGCCTGAGGCCCGACCGCATCCGCGTCGTGCCCGGCGCCGACGGCTGGCCGGAAGCCCATGAGTATTCGGTGGGCCCCCATGCGGTGCGTCTGGTCAACGACGGGGCCACGCTGCCGCCGGTGCTGCATCTCAAGATGTTCGATCCGCTCGACGATCACTACGGCATGGCCCCGCTGGCCGCCGCCCAGGTGGCGCTCGACATCCACACCGCGGCGAGCGCCTGGAACAAGGCGCTGCTGGACAATTCGGCTCGCCCCTCCGGCGCGCTGGTCTATGCCACCGACGGCGCCAATATGACCGACGAGCAGTTTGCCCGGCTGAAGGAGGAACTGGAAACCACCTTCTCCGGCGCGCTCAACGCCGGCCGGCCGATCCTGCTCGAAGGCGGGCTCGACTGGAAGCCGCTGGCGCTCAGCCCCAAGGACATGGATTTCATGGAGGCCAAATCCGCCGCCGCCCGCGAGATTGCGCTGGCGCTCGGCGTGCCGCCGCTGCTGCTCGGCCTGCCCGGCGACAACACCTTCGCCAACTACGCCGAAGCCAACCGCGCGCTGTGGCGCCAGACCATCCTGCCGCTGGCCCAGCGCACGGTGCGCGCCATCGCCCAGTGGCTGGCGCCGGCCTTCGAGCCGGGCCTCAGGCTGGAGATCGACCTCGAACGCATCGAGGCGCTGGCCCCCGAGCGCGACGCCCTGTGGAAGCGGCTTGAAGGCGCAAGCTTCCTCGAAAAGAACGAAAAACGCGAGGCCGCGGGCTACCCCGCCAAAGCCGATGCCGGCAGCGATAAGGAGGCGCTGCCGGCGAAGGGCAAAACCCCCTTTTCCACCCGCGGCGTCTGAGGCTCCGCCCGCCCCGTCACTGCGCACCAAGGAGTTCAACCCCGATCAACCCCGTGACGAGATCGGTCGGTGGGCGGCAAGCGGATCAACGTTCGACTCAGAAGCCTTCGAAAATATCGTCCAACTAGCCTCGGATATCACGGGCTTCACCAAGCACGGTGTTAACAGAGCAATTGAACGAGGTGTCGGGCCGGCTGAGATATTGGACGCAGTGAAAAACCCTCTTCAAATCCAGTTCCTGCCAGATGGCACGAAGCGATACATGGGGGCGAATGCTGCGGTGGTATTGAGGCCTGATGGTTTGGGTGTGACGATTTGGGGAAAATGAAGGTGCGAAAGCGTGTCGAGCGATATTCTGACATCCTGCTCACTCTCTGGGACCCCGCCGGTGTCAACGGCGTGCCCCAGGCCCGCGACGAGTATGACACCTACGCCAACAGGATCGTAGGCATGCTGGCGGCCGGCGCGACGGCGGAGGCCATCGCGGCCTATCTGCTGCGGACCGAGCGGGAGGAGCTCGGGCTTTCCGGGGATGTCCAGCGGGCCGAACGGACTGCCAGCGCCATCATCGCGGCTTTCACCGCGCAGTAAGCGACCAACCGCTGCCGGACCCGCCCGCGCTTTTTCGCTTTCGCCTCTCGCTGTCGGAGGGTCCGTCATGGACGCTGCCTTGCAATCGGTGATCGCGCGCGGCGATCTGGCCCATTTGGCGCTGTTTCTCTGGGCGGTGGCGGCCAGCGGGCTGCTGCTACGCGCCCTGGGCGAGGTGTTCCGCCTGACCCGCAGCTACGACAGTTTCGTGCGCGAACTGGCCCGCTTCAACCGGCGCCTCGGCGCCGAGGACTGATACCCGGACTTCAGACTGGTCCATCCCGCGTGAGGGCACCCCGAGCGCTGCCGGCACGAATTCATCACACCACTGACGAGAAGGAGATGCCGATGCCCTACCGGCCTCGCAACGATGTGCCGCGCCTGTCCGGCCGGCCGGAGACCCCAGCCGACTCGCCTCCGCGCGAGGGGGCGACGGTGTTCCGCCGGTTCTTCGACCTGATCGAGCGGCTGGAGCGCCCGGCCGCCGGCCATCCGCCCGCCGGAAAGGCGAGCCGTCCCGTGAAGGGAGGCCGCAAATGAGCCGTTCCCCCCTTGCCGCGCACCGCTGCCCCTCCCCACCGGTCGCGGCAGGCGCCCGCCGCTTCACCATGAAGCGCGCGGGCGCCACCCTTTCCCATGTCGATGCCGAGGGCGCCTTCACCGGCTATGCCAGCCTGTTCGGGCTTGCCGATCAGGCCGGGGACGTGGTGATGCCCGGCGCCTTCCGCGACAGCCTCACCGAGCGCGGTCCGGCCGGTATCCGCATGCTGTGGCAGCACGATCCGGCGACCCCGCTCGGCGTCTGGGACGAGGTCGTCGAGGACGGGCGCGGCCTCAAGGTGGCCGGGCGGCTCGATCTGGCCGTCGGCAAGGCGCGGGAGCTGCTGGCGCTGATGCGTTCGGGCGCGGTCGATGGCCTGTCGATCGGTTTTCGCACCGAGCGGGCGCGCAAGGACCCGGCCACCGGCCTGCGCCGGCTCTATCGCATCGATCTTTGGGAAATCTCCCTCGTCACCTTCCCGATGCTGCCGCAGGCGCGGATCAGCTCGGTGAAATCCTGCCTGCCCCAGCCGGACGTCGCCGACAGCGACCGGTTGATCCGCGCCATCCGCCGGGCCGAAGCGGCCCTGCGCGCCTGATCCCCCTAGCCACCAGAGGATAGATTGATGAGTGTGACCCTTTCTGCACCTGAAATGAAGGCCGAGGCCGGTGTTGCCGAGGCGTTCGAGGCGCTTTCGCGCACCTTCGAGGCCTTCAAGGAGACCAACGATACCCGGCTCGGCGAAATGGAGCGGCGCATGGCAGCCGATCCGATCACCGAGGACAAGCTGATCCGCCTTGATGCGGCGGTTGATGCCGCGCTCGGCAAGGTGGAGGCGCTAAGCCTGAAGGCGCGCCGTCCGCAGCTTGGCGGCGATGCGCAGGAACTGCCGGTGAACCGCGAGCACAAGGCCGCTTTCGAGGCCTACATGCGTGGCGGCGATGCCGGTGGCCTGCGCCGGCTGGAGACCAAGACGCTGGCCGGCGCCCTGGGGCCGGACGGCGGCTATCTGGTGCCGATGACCGCCGAGCGCGAGATTCTGCGCCGCATGGCTGCTTCCTCGCCGATCCGCGGCATTGCCTCGGTGCGGCAGATCTCCACCTCCAGCTTCCGCAAGGCCTTTGCCGAAACCGGCCCGGCTGCCGGCTGGACGGGCGCCGGCGTCAATTCGACCCCGCCGCAGCAGCTCAGCGACCTGTCCTTCGGCACGTTCGAGCTGTTCGCCCAGCCGGCGGCCACCCAGACCCTGCTCGATGATGCCACGGTTGATGTCGAGCGCTGGATCGCCGAGGAGGCGGAGGTCGCCTTTGCCGAGAAGGAAAGCGCCGCCTTCGTCAACGGCAACGGCACCAGCGCGCCGCAGGGCTTTCTGACGGTGCCGCAGGTGGCCAACGCCTCCTGGGCCTGGGGCAGCCTGGGCACGGTCAATTCCGGGGCCTCCGGCGCGTTCCCGGCCACCGATCCGGGCGATGCGCTGACCGATCTCGTCTATGCGCTGAAGGCCGGTTATCGCCAGAACGGCAGCTTCGTGATGAACCGCAAGACCCAGAGCGTCGTGCGCAAGATCAAGGATGCCGACGGCCGCTACCTGTGGTCGCCGCCGAGCGTGGCCGGCGCGCCCTCCAGCCTGATGAACTTCCCCGTGGTCGAGGCCGAGGACATGCCGGACATCGCCGCCGGCAGCACCTCCATCGCCTTCGGTGACTTCCGCCGCGGCTATCTGGTGCTCGACCGCATGGGCATCCGCATCCTGCGCGATCCGTTCTCCGCCAAGCCCTACGTGCTGTTCTACACCACCAAGCGGGTCGGCGGCGGCGTGCAGGATTTCGACGCCATCAAGCTGATGAAGTTCTCGGCGTAACACGCAACGGACGCGGCGGCGCACCCGCCGCGTCCGATTGCCGCAAGGTGAAGCGATGGATGCTCTTGCTTTTCGATACAATGCCGCTGCTGCCGCCGTCTCCGCTGCCCTGAGGCGCATGGTACTGGCACTCAAATACGCCGAGGATCAGCCGCGCGTGCCCGCCGGCAGCCCCGATGGCGGGCAATGGACCAGCGGGGGGGGGGTGGCGCATCGTCGCTGCTTGAGCCGCTGACTTCATTTCTTGAACGATTGCCATCGATGCTGCTTGCCGGGGGAATTGACGAAGGCGATAAGATAAAGACAGTGCAGGATTTCGTTTCAGAAAAATGCCGAGGTTCGGTCGGAAGTGTTCTACCAGAGCAGTTCCGAAACATGACGGTCGGTGAAGTTCTCAGGCTTGCCGCTCGCGGAGACGCTGCGGCGCGATCCTGCAAGAAGCTTCTCGATCGGGACGAATACAGAAAGTAGAGGCGCGTTATGAAGTTGACAGGGATAATGGATTTCATTGAATTCTTGGATTGGCTCGATAAAAATAAAGTATATTACTCATTGTCAAAGTTGCGTGACGACGCTGTCATGGCGACGATTCATATCGTCGGTGCTCGCATTGAAGTAGAATTTTTCAAAGATCACATCGAGTATAGCGTTTTTTCCGGAGACGAAAGCGTTCATGATGGTGTACCAGAGCTTATCGCCATGATCAAAAAGTTCATTGATTAGAAAATTCAATCGTTGAATATTGATCATGTTGTGTCTAAAATAGACTAAATGAAATTTATCTCTATTTTCCGATAGACGCCATGTTATTATCGGTGGATCGCGTGAGGAAAATCCGTTTTGACATCACGCCGGCAACGTCACATGGTCTCAAACCGCATATCAATGTAGATCCAGGCAGATTGCATATCTATGTCAAAAGCGGTTTTGGATTCGGATGATTGGCACGCCAAGGTTGGTGAAGTATATACACGGCTACACAACACAGCTCATTATCTCGTCGATCACGGCCATTACGATCAAGCAATACGCTGCTTTGAATCGCTATCTTTGGGCGATGACAGCTACGAAAACGGCGATTATGCCTATGGCATCGGCCGGGCCTACGAGGGCAAGGGCGAAATAAAAGCCGCGCTCGACTGGTATCGTATCGCCCATGAGCTGAACTCACCCATACCGGAGTTCAGCGACGGCATCTTGCGCATGATGATCGCGATCGAGGCGGCGGGTGGTTCGACGGAGGACGGCTACAAGGTCGGCGACTATTCCTTCGGCCGCGGGCGCCACCACGAGGCGGCCGGCGCACTCGATAAGGCCAAGATCTGGTATCGCGTCGCCTATGCCAACGACCCGTCAGACCCGGAGTTCCGCCGCGCCTATGAGCGGTTCCACGGGGAGGGGAGTTGATCCCTAAAATATCGACCTTTCTGGGCACATTGGTATTCGTTAGTATCCATAGAACATGGTCGGCGGGTCAAGAAACGGCAAAAGAGGCCAATTCAGCTCTGGGGAGAGCACCTGTTTTGAAAAAGCTGTCCATTCAGGAAATTCTTATTCCCGACCTGCATGATTTCCAACTCACGCGGTTTTTGACAGGCGATGGCAACGTCGAGGCAACCTTTCAACTTGAGGGTGAGGTTGTGCGAATCCGCGTCTCCAAGGCTGTTCTTGCGCGGTTTGAGGGCGATCTTCGCACGATGTATGTCGACGGAATTGTGCAGGGCACCATCGAAGGCGACGATGTCGGCGGGCTGGCTCTGACAGAGGTCGAGCGGCAGGCCATCAGGGATGCGCTTTATGGCCCAACACCCCGTCAGCAGGTTGTGCTCAAGGCAATCGGCATTGCCGGCATTGATCTTCTGTTGATGGGCGAACGGATTGAGTTCTCTCACGAGGCCATTCCGTACGAGGAGCCGGAGGTTACGCCCGAGGAACAGGCCCGCATCGACTCGATCCATGCGATGCTGACCGGTGTCGTCGCCGAGCATGGCGTCGAGGGGCTCAAAAACCCGAAGATTGTTTCAGACGCCAACCGCAAGCGCGCCAGGAAACCGCTCTAGGGTCAGGATCAGCCGCGCGTGCCCGCCGGCAGCCCCGATGGCGGGCAATGGACCAGCGGGGGGCGCGCGCCGTCGCTGCTGGACCCGCTGACTTCATTTCTCGAACAATTGCCGACGCTTTTGCTTGCCGGGGGCTTCAACAAGGAGGATATGGGCAGGTCCGTGCAGGACTATGTGGCCGACAATTGCAAGGGTTCGATCTACCAGGTTTTGCCAGGACAGTTTCTGGATATGACTCTTGCAGACGTCCTTAAGCTCGCAACCAGCGGAGATGCTGCAGCGCGAAGGTGCAAAAAGTTGTTGAGCAGCGGGAGATTCAAGAAATGAAAATAGGAAATTTGCATGGATTGCAAGATTTGATTAAATTCTTGAATTATCTAGCTGATAATAGGGTATTTATCGACTATCTCACGATAGACATGATAGTATTATGGTAGAAATAACGATAATAGGAAAAAGAATAGAAGTCGACTTCATGGAAAATCATATCGAATATAGTGTCTTTTCTGGCGATGAAAGTGTGCGAGATGATGTTTCTGAGCTGCTCTCCATGATCGATGATTTCATCAAGTAGGTTCGTGACAATCGCGCCGCCCCTAAATACGCAGATGGTCAACCGCGCGTGCCCGCCGGCAGCACGGCAAAAGAGGCCAATTCAGTTCTAAGGAGAGCGCCAATGTTGAAAATGCCGCCGATTCAGGAAATTCTTATTCCCGACCTGCATGATTTCCAGCTTCTTAGCCTGTCAGTCGGGCCAGGCACCGCGACTGTTCGGTTCGATCTGGAAGGCAATGTTCTTGAATTTGAAGCTGTAAAGCCTTCACTGGTGTTGTTCGACGCCGACGGCCAGACGATGTACGTCTCGCATGCCATGATGGTTGCGCTCGACCCGACCGACGATCTGACGGCTATCGAATTGCAGGACGGACAGCGAACAGCAATCCGCAATGCCTTTGTTGACACACCGCATCGCCAACAGCTGCTCATTGTCGTCGGCCTCGCCGGCATTGATCTTCTGTTGATGGGCGAACGGATCGAATTTTCCCGCGAGATCATTCCTTACGAGGAGCCTGAGGTTACGCCCGAGCAGCAGGCCCGCATCGACTCGATCCATGCGATGCTCACCGGTGTCGTCGCCGAGCATGGCGTCGAGGGGCTCAAGGATGCTAAACTGGTTGCGAAGGCCAATCGGCGCCGCGGCGGCAAGGTCTGAGGCCGCGTGGTTTCAAGCGCGGGCATTGCGCCCATATTGCGCAGTCATATCGGATTGAAACATGGAACCTATCGAGCATCACGTCTGGATGGGCAAGATCATCAGCCGCTTGCACTACGTGGGGCGTTTCCTTGTCGATCATGGCCACTACGATGAGGCCATCAAGGTTTTCCAGACCCTTTCGCTCGGCGATGACAGCTACGAGACCGGCGACTACGCTTATGGCATCGGCCGGGCCTACGAGGGCAAGGGCGAAATAAAAGCCGCGCTCGACTGGTATCGTATCGCCCATGAGCTGAACTCACCCATACCGGAGTTCAGCGACGGCATCTTGCGCATGATGATCGCGATCGAGGCGGCGGGTGGTTCGACGGAGGACGGCTACAAGGTCGGCGACTATTCCTTCGGCCGCGGGCGCCACCACGAGGCGGCCGGCGCACTCGATAAGGCCAAGATCTGGTATCGCGTCGCCTATGCCAACGACCCGTCAGACCCGGAGTTCCGCCGCGCCTATGAGCGGTTCCACGGGGAGGGGAGTTGATCCCTACCAGCGCGCCAGCACGCTGGTGATCCAGGCCGCCTGCGGGGCGAGCCGCACGGCCTGCGCGGCAGCGCCGCACGTCCGCGCCTTGCCGGTGCGCTCGGCGGCATAGACGACGCCGACCAGCGCTCCGCCGGCGACCACGGGGCCGCCGGAATCGCCCTTGCAGATCGCGAGTTCGTCAAGCCGGCCGCCAAGTCCGATGCGCAGGAAGCGCGGAAACAACCGCGGCAGCAGCTCCACCTGCGCGCTGCGCAGGGTGCCGGCGCTGCGGTAGTTGCGCTCGTCGGCAAGGCCGAAGCCGGCGATGGTGAAACTGTCGCCCACCTCCGAGCCGGCACTCGCCTCGGCGATGCGCATCGGCCGGAAGCGGGACGGAAGATCGCTTTCCAGCCTGAGCAGCGCGATGTCGACCGAAACGGCCGTGCGGCTCGAAAAGCCCGGATTGCGCGCCACCGCCCGCACCGGCTGCAACACCGGCCGGCCATCCTCGAAATAGGCGATGGCGAGTTGCTTCGATCCCGCCGTGCAATGGGCGGCGGTGACCACGACATTCTGGCTGAGCAGCGTGCCGGTGCACACCGAGCCGCGCGTGCCCAGCACCATCACCACATGCGCGTCCAGCCCCCACGTCGAGGCGGAGGCCGCGCTGCCGCCCAGGGCGAGTGCCGGGGCCGCAGCCGCAAGCCAGATCGATGTAACGCCGGCAGCCACAAGGCCGGCACGCGCCAGAAGGTTCATGCGGTTCTTGTCTCACCAGCCGGCGCGGCACGCAAGCCCGCCCGGCATCCGGATTTTACCAACCTGAGGACGATCGCCGATGCTTCCCTTGCTCATCACGCCGCCCCAGCTTGAACCGCTTGGCCTTGCCGAGGCGAAAGCCTGGCTCCGCATCGACGGCGACGACGAGAACGACACCGTCGCCGCCCTCATTGCTGCCGCACGGGCGCTGGTCGAGCAGGCGGCCGGCCGGCGCCTGCTGCATCAGACCTGGCGGATCGTGCTGGATGCCTGGCCCCCCGAGCGGCGGCTGGTGGTGCCGCTGTCGCCTGTCGCCTCGGTGGTCGAAGCGCGCGTGCTGGCGGCGGATGGCACGCCGACCGTGGTCGCTGCCGAGGCCTTGCGCCTCGACCAGCGTCGCGATCCGGTCGACCTCATCCTAATGGGGCCTTTGCCGCAGCCGGGCCGCCCCGCAGCCGGCATCGAGATTGATGTCCTGTGCGGCTTTTCCGCCGATCCGGCCGGCGTGCCCGAGCCGCTGCGCCATGCGGTGCGGCTGCTCGTCGCCCGCTGGTTCGAGCATCGCGGCGATGCCGCGCGCGATGCCATCGCCCTGCCGCCGGATGTCGCCCTCATGATCGCCCCCTATCGCCGCGCGAGGTTGTGACATGCCGCTCTCTCCTCCCACCATCGGCCAGCGCCGCCTGCGGGCGGTGCTGGAGGAACCGGTCGAGGCCGGCGACGGGCTCGGCGGCGTCCTCCGCAGCTACCAGCCGCGCGTGACGCTCTGGGTTCGGATCGAGCCCCTCAAGGGCCTGGAACGCGCCGAGGCCGAGCGCGCCGAAGCCGCCGTCAGCCATCGCATCTCGCTGCGCTGGCGCGGCGATGTCACCGGTGCGATGCGCTTTGCCATTGGCGCCCACCGTTACAACGTGCGTGCGCTGTTCGATCCCGACGGTCGCCGCCGCACCCTGCATTGCCTGGTCGAGGAGGTGCGGCCATGAGCCCCATCGTCGCGCTGAAGAAGGCCATCCGAACCCGGCTTGCCGCCGATCCCGCGCTGACGGCAGCGCTCGGCGGGCCACACATCTACGACGAGGTGCCGCGCGCGGCGATGGCGCCCTATGTCGTCTTTGCCGAGGCGGTGGCGCGCGAGAACGGCACTGCCACCGACGCTGGCCACCTGATCGAGATGACGCTGCATGTCTGGTCGCGTCAGGGTGGCAGCGCCGAGGCGCTCGCGCTCGCCGATCACGTCGCAGCCTCGCTCGACGATGCCGCCTTTGCCCTCGACGGGCACCGTCTGATTGCCTGTCGGCTCACTGTCACCGAGACGCGCCGGGTGCCCGAGCGCGAACTGACCCGCGTCGCCATGCGCTTCCGCATGGTCACCGAAACCCTCTGATACGAGAAGGAAACGCCATGGCTGCCCAGAAAGGCAAGGACCTGTTGCTCAAGCTCGCCGATGCCACCGGCTCGTTTGTAACCGTGGCCGGCCTGCGCACCCGCCGCATCGCGCTCAATGCGGAGGCGGTCGACATCACCCACGCCGAATCGGCGGGGCGCTGGCGCGAACTGCTGGCCGGTGCCGGGGTGCGGCGCGCCTCCATCAGCGGGGCCGGCGTGTTCAAGGATGCCGCCTCCGATGCCGAAATGCGGCAGGTGTTCTTCGATGGCGCCATCCGCGACTGGCAGGTGTTCATTCCCGACTTCGGCATGATCGAGGGCGCTTTCCATATTTCCAGCCTCGACTACCGGGCCGATCATGCCGCCGAGGTCACCTTTGACCTGTCACTGGAGAGCGCCGGCGCGCTCACCTTCACCGCGCTCTGAGGTAGATCATGGCCAATCCCCATCGCGGAGAGGTCGATCTTGACCTCCCGTCAGGCCGCATTCCGCTGCGGCTCACGCTCGGCGCGCTGGCGGAGATCGAGGCAACCTTCGGTGTTGCCGACCTTGCCGCCCTCGGCGAACGGCTCGCCGGCGGCCGGCTGGCAAGCCGCGATCTCATCGTGTTTCTCGCCGCTGCCGCCCGCGGGGCCGGTGGCGGGTTGAGCGATGCGGACTTTGCGGCGCGCCTCACCGCCGCCGATCTGCCGGCGGCGATCGCCGCGCTCGGCGCCCTGTTTCAGCTGACCTTCGGAGAAACGTCATGAGCGTATCGGTCCGCCCCTTTCCGTGGGGCGAAGCCATGGGCTTTGCCTTCACCGTGTTGCATATGCCGCCGCAGGCGTTCTGGCAGATGACACCGCGCGAACTGGCCGCCGCGATCCGCTTTGTCAGCGGGCGCGGGCAGCATGTGCCTTCCGGTCGGCAGGAGCTGGTGGCGCTGATGGCGCAGTTTCCCGATTTCAGTGCCGCACGGGAGCCGTAAGCCATGGACCCCATCGATAGCGTGAGCCGCAGCGCCGGCCTCGACGACACGCGCACGCGCCTGGTCGAACTCAATGGCCTTGCAGAGAAGTTCGGCACCACCATGACCAATTCCTTCGCCAAGGGGATCGTGCAGGGCAAGAGCTTCGACGACATCCTCAAGCAGGTCGGTCAGAAGTTCCTGGAAATGAGCCTGAAGGCGGCCATGAACCCGTTGCAGGGGCTGATCAGCTCCGGTCTCGGCGCATTGACCCAGAGCCTCGGCGGCGTTTTCGGATCGCTGTTCGGAGGAGGAGGTGGCATCGGCGGGCCGATCATGCCGTTCGCCGATGGCGGCGTGATCGCCGCGCCGTCCTATTTTCCGCTGGGGCGCGGCGCCGGGCTTGCCGGCGAGGCCGGCCCCGAGGCGATCCTGCCGCTGACGCGCGGCAGCGATGGTCGGCTGGGCGTTGCCGCCCGGGGGGGAGGGGGCGCCGGCACGGTGATCGTCAATATCCAGACGCCGGACATCGAGGGTTTTGCGCGGGCTGAAAGCCAGGTTGCGGCGCAGCTTGCCCGGGCGGTCGCGCGCGGACGGCGCGCGACCTGA